ATCGTCTTTAACACACTCTAAAAATTCATTAGTAATGTTGACTGCGTTGTGTAAGTTTAAATTCTTTCTATTTATATCACCACCTGATGCTCTTCGCATATTAATAAACTCTTCAATCTCAGGGTGGGATATGTTTGAGTAAGCAGCATAGCTCCCTCGTCTTGTTGTGCCTTGATTAAAGGCAAGCATCTCTGCATCTACGACATGCATAAAGGGGATCGAGCCAGTAGAACGAGAACCGTTGCCAGTTGAAATACCATCACTCCTAACATCTCCCCAATATCCACCGATACCTCCACCTGAACTTGCGAGCCATATGTTTTCATCATAGTGATCAGAAAGACCAACCCTCGAATCAGGTACGTAATTGAGAAAGCAGCTAATAGGAAGCCCACGAGTTGTTCCTCCGTTACTAAGTATAGGAGTACTAAACATAAACCAATGATCGGATGCATAATTATATAACCTCTGTGCTAAATTAAAATCTATAGAGCCTTTATAAGTTGCAGCAAATACGGCTGCTCTTGCAAAAGCTTCTTGTGGACTCTCTTCGTCTGTCCAAAAATATCTGTCCTTTAAAGTATCTATACTAAACTTATCAAGCTTACTATCTTTACTATAATCTATTTGAATTCCTAAATATTCTTCAGTCATTCGTGTCTCCTAAATGATAGTCTGTATCTTCTAAAGCTATAGCTATTATAGCATAGTGTATTATTTTAAGTAAGTCTAACTCAGCGTCACCACCTTCTTTCTTACCACACCTCATAGCATACTTCATAATGTTACCCATACAAAAACCTTTACCATGTCCTGCATCTATAATCATATCAGTTGCTTGATACTTACCTTGTGCATAGTGTCTGTCGTATGTTCCATCTATATACCTTTCTATCTGTTGTAGTATATTATCTTCGTGAAATTTATAACTCATCTTATCTCCTTAATGTAATGTTGTTCCGTCTGGAATTTCATCTGTTCTCTCTTGTAATTTTAATGTGATTAATTCATCTAATCTTAAAAGTAATGCTATATCTATTTCGTCAGTTGAGTCTCCTTGAAAAATGAAACCACCTAATATAAATAATAGATCATCTAAGTTTATAGTATTTAAATTATATTCACCCATTTTCTTTTACTAAATCCTCAAGAGTTAAATTAATATTTTTCTTTAATCTTTTCTCAACCCACTTATGATTCATAAAGGACAAACAAATAGTGTATCCTTTATAATAATATTCTTGATCGGGGAGAGCTTGATTTAATGTTTCTTCAGTTATCTGTTCAGTATCATCAGTCAACAAACTATTAATCCATTGTACCTGAAGTTTCTCTGCTTGTCTACGAATAAATTTAGCTTTCTTTCCATTCATCTGTGATCTCCTTTACTCGTGGTTCTACTACTAGGTCTGTGAAAAAGACAGGACCTCTTGCATAATTATATATACGCAATCCTTGTCCATCGTTTGATTTAGCATGGCATTCTATTTTATGAGGACACCATGTACATTCTCTTGGAAGTTTAAAGTTGCCCTGAACTCCTTCTGCTACCGGTTGGTAACATAGTTCAGGTGGTTCAGGCTTTTTTAGCGTTGCCTTCAACCCTTTAATTTTAGACTTTATATCAGGTTTGTCAAGCTCGTCAGGTCTAAAGAACCAAAGTTCCCCTGTTTCTTTATTGATAGCTAGAAAACCTCCTTGATCTGTGCCTTCTGCTTCTTCATACCCCGCAAGCTGTGCCATATATCCAAAGCTATCGTTCTCAGGTAGAGTACCATTCTTAAATTTATTAAAGGCAAAGCCTGATGTAGATTTAATATCTACTACCTCTCCGTCTATTTTACAATCCATGTGTCCTTTGATACCACCAACATTAACTTCTTTCTGTTGGTCAGTAATTTTATGTCCAGATAATTTAACAAGGAAGACTACAAGAGCTTCAAGAATATGACCATATAAAAACTTTATCATTAACGTAGCCTGTAAATCTTTTGCTTTTATTTTTGAATGTTTGTTATACCAAAGCTGTCGAGCAGGCTTACCTATGTTAGACATACGTAAAGAATCCTTAGTCTTAGGTTGTTTTTTAACCCAGTCTCGCATAGCTGATTTCATATCTTCACCAAACGAATCAATCATTTCTTCTGAAATATCTAATCCTTCTCCTTTTGTTAAAGGAACAATAGCTTTGTATATATCAGGTACTATATTTTCTAATTTCTTTTTCATTTTTTATGTTCCACAAATCTAAGCTTACGAGTATTCATATTATAATGTAAAAGCTCTACCCCTAATTTCTTTTGTTCCTTATTTCTAACACCAGAAGGTTTCCTAGTTCTTTCTTCTGATCCTTCAGGAACTGAATAAGATTTAACATCTATTAATCTTACCTTTCCTGTTTCAGATACAGCAATCAAATCTATAGCTCCAGTACAACCACAGTTTTTAAATACTTCATAGCCTTTATCCCATAACCAAGTTACTGCATAGTGTTCTGCCATATCTCCTGCTCTATTTATCTCAGTGTGTTTCACTCCAATCTCCTCCTATTTTATATTCTCCTGTTAAAGGACAACGCATGTTATAATATTCACCTGCCTTCTCAATACAGCCGACAGCTAATTCTCCTATATGATCTGCTAAATCTTCTCTAACTTCTATCTGCCATTCATCATGGATGTTAGCTACAAACTTAGCATCATATGTGTTTAATTTAATTATAGAATCAAGCATAGCTAATGCTCTCTTCATAACTATTGCACCACCACCTTGTAATAAACTATTCAAAGCAGCATGCTCATTTCTAATAAATATCTTACGACCATCTAATCCTTTGAGGTAACCTCGTTTAGCTGCTTTAGATACTCTGTCTCTAAGAGTTCTAAGTGATGGGTTATTATCGAGGAATCGTTTCTTAAGTTCTGAGCCAAGTTTTTTGCCTCCTCCAACCACACTCCCAATCTTTGCATCTCCTGCTCCGTATATAAATGCATAGATAAATGTCTTTGCCTGATCTCTTGATTCAAGTCCTGCATCTTTCTGATTAGCTGTATGTATGTCTCCTGTTGTAACTTCATTTATGTAATCCTCATTGTCCATATAGTGTGCAAGCATTCGTAGTTCAAGACCACTAGCATCAACACCTAATAATTTATAACCATCTTTAACTGTCCAACAAGCTCTACACTCAAGCCCATATTCACTAGCTAAACTAGGAACTTGAGCTACGTTAGGAGACCGGTGAGACATCCTACCTGTGATAGTACCATTAGGTACTACAAAACCATGCACTCTATTATCCTCAGCTACTGCTAGTATCCATGAATCTATTTGTGCAATTCTCTTTTGTAATAAAAGAAACTCTGCTATTAGTCTAGCCTCAGGGATCTTTTTTACCTTAGCTAAGGAAGATTCATTAACAATAGGTTGACCTGTCGGTGTAAACTTATTAGGTTTCCAACCAAAGTCTTTTAAATATTCACCAATTTGTTTACGACTACCAAGATTAAAAGGTTGTAGCTTCTGTCTCATAAAAGGTTTCAAGTCAGCAGTTGATAATACTTTCTCATATTCTTCAGCAGTTAAGCCTGACTTAGATAGTGTACCATTCTTCTTAAGTTTAGGTGTTACTAATTTTATATCAACCATCTTAGGTTTGAATACCTTCTGTACTTCTTTCTCAACTTGGAACATTCTTTCTTTAAGTCTCGCAACTAAAAGCATAGCCTGCTCTTGTTTGAATTCAAAGCCTGTATCTTCCTGTTCTTTTAATATTAAAGCAACAGAATGTTCTAGATTGATTGACTCTTCTGAGAAATCTTCACCATCTTCAAGTAGTTTTTTGTAAACTCTTTCATTTAAGATAACATCTTGCTGACAATACTTTAACATCTCATTGTTATAACTGTCCCAATCCTCAGGTTGTTCAGCTTTAGGCATACCTATTACGTATCCCCAAGTTTTTAAACTGTGTCCGTTCTCTCGGATAGGATTAAAAAGTCTAGACATAACTAAAGTATCTTTGATAACTTTATTATTTAGATTTACACCATATAATTTTTCAATCACGGGCATATCAAAACCTAGAATGTTATGACCAATAAGAACATCTGCTTCTTCAAGATACTCTATGCCTTCTTTTATTCTAGAAGGACCGAAGGAAACTACTGGTTCACCTAAAGGTTTAGCTACAATACACCAAATAGTATCAGGCTTTAAACCATTGGCTTCAATATCAAATACAATTTCTTTCATGTTGCCTCCTAAAATGGTAGATCATCTAAAGTTTCCTCGTCTGTGAGTTCACTCATACGACCTGTACTTGTGTTGTATAATAAACTACAGGCTTTACCTGTGTCTCCTGTGTATCTAGATTTAAGAACTCTTACTTTAGTAGTGTTAGCTTCCTGTTCATCTTCTGCTTGTTGGTTTCTTTCTAAAGCTATAACACAATCTGATAGTTGTGATATACCTTGAGAACCTTTAAGATGAGACAACGAAACTTCAATACCTTGTTCGTGTCCTTTCTCTCCTGCTGCTCTTCTAAGGTGAGATACTAAGAACATACCTACACCTGTCTCTTCAACAAGAGAACGTAAACGATTCATAAGAGTATCAATTCCTCTACGTTCATCGGATTCAGTAAGCTGATTAACTAACATGTGTAAGTGATCAACGATAACCCAATCACATTCACAACCAACGATCATGTATCTAAGCTTAGAAAATATCTCGTCAATATCCATAGCTCCTAAGTGAGCATGAATAAATACTTTGTCTCTCTGAATAACCTTTTCAAATAACTCGGTGAGCTGTTCGTCTGTGTAATTCTTTCTCTTCTCTTCAAGATAAAGACGATCATTAGCTTCGATAGATACAATACCATCAGCAGTTCTAAGCCAGTTCTCTTCAAGAGCTATG